AAGACAAATGATACTGGACTGAACCAGGTAAAAAATGAATTTGAAAGGATGGTCAAAACAATGAAAAAAGAAGATTTGGTGAAATTAGGACTTGATGAAGAACTGGCAAAGAAGGTTGCTGATGCATCTGCGGAAGAACTGAAAGGCTTTATCCCAAAGGCAAGGTTTGATGAAGTCAACACTGAAAAGAAGAACCTTGAAACCGCAAAGGCAACATTGGAAGGTCAGCTTGAACAGCTTAAAAATTCCACTGGTGATGTGGAATCCATGAAGAAGCAGATTGAAACCCTTCAAGCTGAAAACAAGAAGAAGGATGAAACACATGCTGCTGAAATAAAACAGTTGAAGCTTGACACTGCAATTGCTGCTGCCCTTACGGATGCGAAAGCAAAGAATGCAAAGGCAGTCAAAGCACTGCTTGACCTGGAAAATGCAGAATTGCTTGATGATGGAACAGTCAAAGGTTTGGTTGACCAAATCAAGAAGCTGCAAAGTTCAGAGGATTCCAAGTTCCTGTTTGACACCGAAAAGAAGAAGCAGACAATCAAGGGCGCAAAGCCTGGTGAATCAGGCAATGATGACGATAATGACAGCATGACCCTTGACAAGTTCCTTAAATTAAGCACAGAAGAACAAATCCAGTTCAAAAACGATAATGAGAACTGGAAAGAACTATTAAATTTTGAAAGGTAGGTAAACAATTATGGCAACTTATTTGAATTTCCCCTTTGACCCTGAACTTTTCCTGCTCAATTGGCAGAATGAAAAAGACCCCACATTGACAGCTTTGCTTGAAAGTGGTGCTGTTCAGGCGAATGACAGAATTAAACAGCTTATTTCCAACGGTTCAGATTATTACACCATCCCCTTCTATTCGGTGATTGGTGGAACACCTGACAACTATGACGGTGATGCAGACATTTCAACCGAAGAAGTAACAGGTAAATCCCAAAGCGGTATTGTTTACGGTAGGGCAAAAGGTTGGAAGGACAGAGATTTCATTCGTGACTTCAACAGCGGTGCTGACCCCATGAAGCAAATCACTTCACAGGTGGCAAGATACTGGGCGAAGTACAGACAGAAGGTCATCCTTGCAATCCTGAACGGTATCTTCAACATTGCTGATGACGGTGATTCCGTTTGGGATGAATGGCAGAACCACACTTTCAGCATTGCAACTGCAACTGGCACTGTTGGAACAAGCAACAAGGTTGGTGCAACCACAGCAGGTGATGCTGTTCAGAAGGCTGTTGGTGATGCTTTCAATGAATTCAGCCTTGCAATCATGCACAGTAAGGTTGCAAATGGACTGGCAGGACTTGAACTTCTTGAATACCGCAAGTACACAGACCTCATGGGTGTTCAAAGACAGTTAAGACTTGCAGATTACAATGGTCTGACTGTTCTGATTGATGATGGTGTTCCTGTTGCTGACAGTGCAAGTGCATCAGGTGCAAAAGAATATACCACTTACCTGTTTGGTAACGGTGCAATTCAGTATGCCCCTGCCCCTGTGGACACACCTGTTGAAATCGCAAGAGAAGCAAAGAAGGATGGCGGTTACAATGAACTTATCACAAGAATTCGTGAAACCTATCATCCGAATGGGTTCACTTTCGTGAAACCGAATCCTTATACTGCATCCCCTACTGATGCACAGCTTGGTGCAGGTGCAAGTGGTTCTTCCAACTGGATAATTGCAGGAAATCCGAAGAACATTGCAATTGCAAGAATCATTTCCAATGATTAATGAAAAGCTGTCAAATTCAGTGAAAGGGGGTTGTAGTGATGTTCATTGTTATTGAAAATCGTGTTTATGCTTCTGCAAAGAATGCATCAAACAAATATCCGCTTGTGTCAATCAGCGTGGATGCAAACGGTGTGGTTACCATAACAGATGAAGGTGAAGGAATTGCAACCCTTCCTGCAATGTACAAGAAAATGACCCTTGAAGAAGTCATTGCAACATTCAGCATTACCGCTGATGTTGACGGTGGTTATAAACCATTCGTTGACCTTGACGGTTATGACCCTGTGACAATATACCTGGATGAATCAAACAAAGTGGTGACAATCACTGCTGCAAATCCAAGTGCAGGTGTGTTCACAGGAACATCAAGCAATACTGATGTTGCAACTGTAACGAATTCAAACGGTGCATTCACCATTGTTCCTGTTGCGGAAGGTGTTTGTGACATAACAGTGAAGTTTGAGCCGACAGACACAGATTTTGCTGACACCTATTGCAAAATACCTGTTACGGTAGCAAAAAGAAAAGTTGTGCTTGAACAGCAGCGTGATATTCAGATGGTTAAGTCCACAAGTTCACCTGATGTTTCAAGCACTGTAACGGTTAAAATCAAAGCAAATGTTGCTGCACCAACAGTGACTGCTGTTTCATCTGATGAAGATAATGTTGCGGTTTCGGTAACTGACCAAACAATCACCATCACAGCAGCGGATGACAAAACAGGTGAAGCAACAATCAAGGTTTATGGTACAAAGGCAAATGCAGATGACAGTGATGACATGGAATTCAAAGTCCATGTGTATGCAAATGCTTCTGCTGCTGCAACTGCACCTGATGCCTTTGACATTGATGCAGATGAAGAAATGGAACTGACCTGGACACTTCCCACTGGTGGAACGATTGTTGAAGCAACTTCTTCTGATGACACCCACATTCAGATTGTTGGTGTCACAGCAAAGAATAAGGTGAAAGTCAAAGCAGTTGGTGGAAACGGTGACCAGGCAACAATCACTGCTTATTATCAGCAGCGTGGAAAAGGACAGGTTGCAAGCACAGTTGTTGGAACTGTACAGGCAGAATAATGAAAGGGGTGATAACCAATGGCTGATATATCTGACAGACTGGAAGCTTTAATTCAGACCATACAGAATGTATCAAGCCTTGGTGCATCCTTTGTTTATGATGTTGGGAAGCTGCTTGAATCATTCGGTTATGAAATGCAGGATGGTGATGACTGGCTTCTTGGCTTCTGTATTCAGAAGGTAGAAAACAACATCAGAAATGAATGCAATGTTTCAAGTATTCCAAGCGGTTTGAAAAAGGTTGCTTCACAGATGGTTGTGGGTGAATTTTTATTTGCAAAGAAAGGGATTGGACAGTTACAGGGTTTGAATATCAACATTGATGCAGCAATTAAGCAAATTCAGGAAGGTGACACCAATGTGACCTTTGCCTTTGGCAATGGAAGCATGACACCTGAACAAAGACTGGATTCACTGATTGCTTATTTGATGGTAAGCGGTAAAAGTCAATTTGTCCGATACAGGCGGTTGAAATGGTAAGGCAAGCTATTGAAAGCCTGTATAAAGATAAATGTTCCATTGTGGAATACAGGTCTTACAAGAAAGCAAACAAATCCACTGGACAAAGAGAATATACCGTTCTTGAAAATCAACCCTGTAAATTGTCCTTTTCCACTATCAAGAGCAACACAGAAACCGCAAGTGCTGAAATGGTGAATCAGGTGGTGAAGCTATTCATTGCCCCTGAAATTGTGATAAAACCAGGTTCAAAAATAATCGTTGAACATGAAGGCAGGACAACTGCATATAAGAACAGCGGTGAACCTGGGATATACCCTTCACACCAAGAAGTGATGCTTGAACTGTTTGATGGGTGGTCATAATGGGCAGAAATGTGAAAATTGACACCAAAGGACTTGAACAGTTCAGGGATAAGATGCAACAATTGAGTGATGAACAAGTTCAGACCTTCATTGCTTCATGTGCCAAAGAACTTGCTGCAAGACTACTGGCAAAAGTCATCAAAAGGACACCTGTTGGTGAATATGGCAAGTCCATCATGCGTGATGAATCGGGTGAAGCTATCCGATTGAAAAGCGGAAAGAACAAAGGCAAGGTCAAGAAGCAGGTGGTCAAAAAGGGTGGTACATTAAGAAGGGGTTGGACAGCGAAAACCGAAGCAGAAGCCGAAAGTGGCACAGGCAGGGGTGCTGATGCAGTTGCATATGCAAATTCACTTGCTATAAAGAAAGTTGGCAGCAACTATGTCATTGAAATCATCAACCCTGTCCACTATGCATCCTATGTTGAATTTGGTCATAGAACTGCTAATCACAAGGGTTGGGTTGAAGGAAAATTCATGCTGACTATTTCAGAACAAGAACTTGAAGCTGATGCACCAAGGGTGATTGAAAACAAGTTGAATAAATACCTGGGGGAATGCTTCAAATGATAAACAAAATTATCGATGGTATATGTGAAAAATTAAATGAATCATTCGGTGATGGGTATGAAATTTACACTGAATTGAAGAACCAGGGTTTGAAAGAACCCTGTTTTTCTGTCATGTGCGTGAATCCCATCAGCAATCAGGTGTTGGGCAACCGCTATTTCAGAAACAACTTGTTTTCCATCCTGTACTTCCCTGCATCCAAAGAACCAAAGGCTGAATGCAATGCGGTTCTTGAAAGCTTATACCTTGCACTGGAAACAATCACAATCAGGGAAACACTTCCTGATGAAACGGTCAAGGAAAGCCTGGTCAGGGGAACAAATATGCGTGGTGAATTTGTTGATGATGTTCTGAACTTCCTTGTGAACTTTAACATGTTTGTTTATAAGGTTGAGGATGCAGACCTGATGGATGAAATGGTTCATGAATCTGATTTAAGGTAAGAAAGGATGATGTGCAATGGCAAAAGAAGTCAAAGAACCTGACATTGTTGAAATTAAGTTTTCAAAAAGTCAGTTGGTAGAATCGAAAAGGTTCAGCGGTCAAAAAGATTTGCTGAACACTATCCTGGAAGATGGCAAGGAATACACACTTGATGATGTTGTTTCCAGGGTGGAAAAATATATGAAAGGTAAGGTGAACTAATATGGCACTGGGCGGTGGTACTTTTGTAACACAAAACAAAATTCTTCCTGGCAGCTATATCAATGTAATCAGTGCAGCTTCCGCAAGTGCAGAACTGTCTGACAGGGGTATTGTTGCAATTCCCATGGCTTTGAAATGGGGTCAGGAAGGTGCTGTCATCACAGTGGAAAAGGGTGATTTCCAAAAGAATTGCTTCAAGCTATTTGGTTATTCCTACACTGATGATGAAATGAAGCCTTTGCGTGAAATCTTCATGAACGCTGTCAAGGTGTTTGTGTATAGACTGGGAACAGGTGTAAAGGCACAGAACACATATGCAACTGCAAAACATGCAGGTACAAGGGGAAATGACATTCAGATTGCAATTTCAACCAATGTTGATGATGCAACCAAATCTGATGTAAAGACATATGTTGGTGGTCAGCTTGTTGACCTTCAAACAGTTTTGACATCAGGAAAGACAACTGCGCTTGCTGACAATGATTTTGTTGTTTGGAAGGATGATGTTGCACTTTCCAACACAGCAGGAACAGCACTTACAGGTGGTTCAAATGCAAGTGTGATTGGTTCAGACCATTCTGATGCACTGGGTGCTTTGGAAGCTTATGCCTTCAATGTGCTGATTTGTGATTCCAGTGATAGCACAACCAAGGGATTGTACTTCAATTTCACAAAGCGTATGCGTGATGAAATCGGTGTTAAATTCCAGTGTGTCATTCACAAGTACACAACTGCTGACTATGAAGGTGTTGTTTCAGTTGAGAACAACACAGGCACTGAAATGGTGTACTGGGTTGGTGGTGCTTTGGCAGGATGTGCAATCAACAAATCCTTAACCAACAAGCAGTATAATGGTGAATACACTGTCAATGTGGCTTACACACAGACAGAACTTGAAGCTGCACTGCTTGCAGGAAAATTCATCTTCCATGCGGTGGGTGATTCGGTCAGAGTGCTTGAAGATATTAACTGTCTTGTCACCACAACTGCTGACAAGGGTGACATATTCAAGGATAATCAGACAATCAGGGTTGTTGACCAAATTGCAAATGACATTGCAACTTTGTTCAATACAAAATATCTGGGTGTTGTTCCGAATGATGCAGCAGGCAGAATCAGCCTTTGGGCAGATATTGTCAAGCACCATGAACAGTTACAGACCATCAGAGCAATTGAAGATTTCAGTGATGCTGATGTTTCTGTTTCACAGGGCAATACAAAGAAATCAGTGGTGGTCAATGATGTTGTGACTGTTGTGAATACAATGACACAGCTTTATATGACCTGCATTGTTCAGTAAGGAAGGGGGTAAAACGCAATGATTAACAACATTGTTATGAAAGGCAAAGATGCAATTTCTGCAAAGCTTGCTGAATGCTTTGTCACCATTGAAGGCAACAGATACAACTTCATGCAGATGATAAACTTTGAAGCAAAGTTTGAAAAGAACAAGACCGAAGTTCCCATCCTGGGTAAGACTGGAATTGGAAACAAGGCAACTGGTTGGAAAGGCACTGGTTCTGCTACTGCACATTATAACCAGTCTATTTTCAGAACCCTTCTGCAAAAGTACAAGGACACTGGTGAAGATGTGTACTTTGAAATTCAGGTCACCAATGATGACCCGACAAGTGCAGCAGGAAGGCAGACCATTGTGTTTATGGACTGCAACACTGATGGTGGCATACTTGCAAAGTTTGATGCTGATGGTGAATACCTTGATGAAGATATTGACTTCACATTTGAGGATTTCAAGATGCCTGAAAGCTTCACTTTACTTGCAGGGATGCGTTAAAAACACAAGTATAATGCCCCTGGGTAGTTCGGACAGTGCTGAACATCCAGGGGCATTTTTAGTTTTAAGAAAAGAAAGGTGGATATTATGTCAAATTTAAGCCTGTTTTTGAAGAAGAACAAAATTCAGAAAGAGAATACAACATACCCTGCAACCAAGTCATTGCTTGATGAAAATGGGAAGCCTTTACTTTGGGAAATCAAGCCTTTGACCACAAAGGACAATGAAAATATTCGTGAATCCTGCATGATTGAAGTTCCTGTGAAAGGGAAACCAAACATGTTCAGACCGAAGTTGAACACTTCCCTGTACCTGGCAAAGACCATGGTTGCATGTATTGTTTACCCGAATCTTTATGATGCGGAATTACAGGACAGTTACGGTGTGAAAACACCCGAAGAACTGTTGAAGGAAATGATTGATGACCCTGGTGAATACAATGAATTTGCTGCTTTCATTCAGCAGTTCAATGGATTTGATACCAGTTTGGAAGAAAAGGTTGAAGAAGCAAAAAACTAATTGAAGAAGGTGACAGTGATGCAGTATTTGCCCACTACTGCTTGCACAAGCTGCACATGTTGCCTTCTGAATTCATTGCTTTGGATGACCAGGAAAAAGCTTTTGTGATTGCTTCTATAAAAATAAAGATGGAAGCTGAAAAAGAAGAAGCTGAAAAGATAAAAAGGGCGAAAAAGAAATAATCAGAAAGGCAGGTGATAAATGTGGCAACCATTCAAACAGCAATCAGATTGACAGACATGATGACTTCCCCATTGCTGAATATCACACAGGCATTGAATATGACAATCAGTGCATTTGAATCAATGGAATCAACAGCAGATGGTGCAATCAGCGGAATGGACTTTGACGGTGTAAGGGAAAAAATCAATTCTGCAAACATGGAATTGAATGAAACAATTGAAAGCATCAGAAGAAACACAGAAGAACAAGAAAATTTCAATGAATCGCTGAAACATGGTGTTG